TACAGGACTCGACTTTGTGGATGGGAGTCAAAGCCGCCGGATATGGTTTTGGCATCTCCGGAATTGCGTTTAAGCAATCGCAAGAAACGTCCGGTCAGTTCAAAGGGTACAAGGCGCAACCGGTGCGGAAAAAGAAGCACGAGAAGTTCGGCTACCTGTCCCGATTGCGGGTGCTCGGCGACGAAGGGCAAAACTGGCCGAACGGGCCGTTCAAGGACTTCAACTCGCTCATCGCCTCCAAATCGGGAACGGAGCTTATCAAGATCGCCGTAGCTTTCAATCCGGAATCCTCTTCCGTCCATGTGGTACAACTGGCGGAACCGGAGCATGGGTGGTCCGTGGATGACATGGATCGCCTGTATGACTGGAGTTCCAAAGCGGGATGGCGCGTATGCCGATTGGATGCGGCCCTCTCGGAGAACGTAAAGCAACGGACAGTTGTTTACCCTGGCCTCCAAACTTACGAGGGTTTCATTTCCTATCTGAAGGCGGGAGGAGATAACTCACCCAACTACTCCTGCTTTGCCCGTGGTTGGCCGCCGATGAAAGGCGATGTCAATACGATCATCCCGCCCCAATGGCCGCAAGAGGCAAGAGGAGAAGCCACCTTCATCGAAAACCCCGAGGTATTCGCTTCCGTTGACTTGGCTTTCATGGGCAAGGATTCCGCCCAAATGGCGATAGGAAGATGGGGTCTGGCATCCGGCTGGGAAGACCACATGGGTCGTTTCCAACCCTTCAAGGATAGGCTTAATTCCGCCAAGGACAAACCTCGCCACGTTCTCCAGATCGACCAACTCATACCGCTGGAAAAACATGATAACACGGTCAAAATGGCCGAGGAAATCATGGGTCGTTGCAAGATGCTGCAAATAGATCCAGATCATGTCGCCGTGGACAAAACGGGCTATGGTTTCGGAACTTGGTCTCATCTGTGCAAGGTATGGGGAGAAGTACTAGGAATCGCTTGGAACGAAAAGGCTTCCGAGTTAAAGATCCTAGCTGAGGACCAGAATGGTGCTGACAAGCAATGCGATGGACTTATGTCGGAAATGTGGTGGGCCTTCCGCCGCTGGTTAGATCCTTCCTGCCGCGCCATCCTGATCAACCCCATCATCCCTCCGCAACCGCTCCATACCCAGCTAACGAGCAGGCGTTACAGGACAGGAGCTAAGGGAATCAAGGTGGAGGCCAAGGAAGAGTACAAGTCCCGTAACCAAAACTCCCCTGACGAGGCCGATGCCGTGATCATGCTGGTTCACATGATTCGCCAAACCTCGGATGTGATTCCCGGCTTGGTCGAACACCAGATCAATCGCCCAGAATCGGGTCCATCTAATATCAAACTCTACTCCATGAAGGGCTACGTCAACGTGGAAGCGGACGACTCAATCTCAATCGACGGAGCCGATGAATCTTAGGCTTAAGGAAAACTCCATGCGGATACCCTTTGGAGGGCACCACTTCAAGGATCGTGCCGTCATGTTTAAGGCCGAAGCATTCGATGAACTCGTGGAAAAAATTCGTGATTTCCGAATAGCGAACGGCATCAAGATCGGCAATCCTGAGGAGGAGATCCTGATCTACTATGCCAAGAATTGGCCATGGCTTGTTGAGGAAAATCCAGAACAGCAGATAACCAAGGAAAATCCGCGTTACGACAAATGGAGGGACTTCATCTTCGCAATGAAGAAGACTCCAATTCGCAAGTATGCCAATGACAGGGAGATACGAACAAGGTACGAAACATGCGAAAAATGCAAGTTTCGGAAAAAGGTCACTCCAAGAGATAAAGATGAGTTTGAAGCCCTAAAACAAAAAGTGTTCGTATTTTGCAGGGGTTCAATGGTTTGCGGAATGGATCAATTCTGCGACTTGCATCAGGCACCGATTCCTGTACTATTGGCTCCAGAAACAACAAAGGATCTGCTTCCCCCGAAAGACGGAAACGGATCCGCCGACTGTTGGATCAAATCGGTTCCTTAATTCAATTTTGGCTGGCGCTTAAAACGTGGTAAGGCCTTGGCAGTGGGGTGAGTGTTTGTCATCCCGTGGCCCGCAAGGGCACGAAGTCTTTCCTTACCGTGGGTATACTGCCTAAGTCCCACCAGCCTCCCTTTTTATTCCATGAACGTATTGATCGGTTGTGAGTATAGCGGAGTCGTCCGCTCGGCATTTCGCAAGCTTGGCCATGACGCATGGTCCTGCGACCTTCTGCCGTCAGATGACCAAAGCGAATTCCATTACCAAGGTGATGTATTTGAAGCCATCAACCGTCGCTCTTGGGACCTTGCCATCTTCCATCCTCCCTGCACCCATCTGGCGGTATCCGGAGCCTGCTGGTTCAAACACAAGCAGACGGAGCAGGAGCAGGCATTGGAGTTCGTTCGTCGCTTGCTTGACGCCCCCATATCCCGTATCGCGCTGGAGAATCCAGTATCAATCATTTCAAGCCGTATCAGAAAGCCATCCCAGATCATCCAGCCCTATGAATTCGGCCATGATGCCTCCAAGCGCACTTGCCTATGGCTGAAGAATCTGCCCCTTCTCAAACCGACCCTCTTCATCGAGCCAAAGATCATAACCTATAACGGCAAGCCAGCCAAGCGTTGGGGCAACCAGACTCCCCAAGGATCAAACAAGCTTGGCCCTTCCGCCGATAGATGGAAGCTAAGATCAACTACATTCCAAGGCATCGCAGACGCCATGGCATCCCAATGGGGCTGCCTCTGACATTTAGACCCAAACACAAATGGACGCATCAGAACTAAATCGCAGATTGATTGATAGATCACAGGAGGTGTGCTCACATCTCCTTCCCAGCGGAAAGGTACGCGGTAACGTGTACATGGTAGGCGGCATAGACGGATCGGCGGGGGAATCCCTCCAGATAACCCTCACAGGCGCCGCTGCTGGCCGTTTTAAGGACTTTGCCGACCCCGACAATACCAAGGGCGCCACCTTCCTTTGGTTATGGTCCAAAGTCAAAGGAATCGCCTTTCCCGAGGCCATCAAGCAGGCCAAGGAATTCCTAGGCATCAAGGATGAGGATTTCGGTGTCCGCAAGCACAAGGAACGAGTCTTCTCCAAACCTGAAAAGGGAGGAGTTCGCCTAGCCGAACCAAACACCGAGGTAATGGACTATTTGGTGATTACGCGTCAAATAGACCCTATCGTCATCGCCAATGCCAAGATAGCCGAAACCGACGACGGAAAGGCTATCGTATTCCCGTTCATCGAAACCGATCCTGAGACGGGCAAGGAATCAGCCGTACACAGGAAGTATCTATCCTTGGAACGTCCTAATGGAAAGAAGGACTCTTGGACTACCAAGGGCACCAAGCGATGCCTATTCGGCAAGAATCTGATTGGAGGAGCCGTATCCGACTTGGTCATCTGCGAAGGCGAGATCGACGCCCTCTCTTGGAACTCAGTCGGTATTCCCGCCGTATCCATTCCTAACGGGGTATCCGACTTCGACTGGGTCGATCTGGACTGGGAGTGGCTTGATCGCTTTGAGAAGATCTATGTCAGCACCGACATGGACGAGCCCGGAATCGCTTGCTCAAAAGAGATTTGCAAAAGACTCGGTCTGCATCGGTCCTACATCGTAACTCTGCCCAAGAAGGATGCGAATGACTGCCTCCTAGAAGGGATGAAAAAGGAGGACTTCGAGAAGTGTTTACATGCCGCCAAGGCCATAGAGCTGGACGAGATCAAGAAGCCGAACGAATATACCTCCGAGGTGATGGAGTACTATACCACCGACTGGAGCAAACGCGGTTGGTCAACTCCTTGGTTTCCCGCCCTTCCTTGGAGAGTCCGCAAGGCCGAGTTCACCGTTCTCTCGGGGTTCTCTGGAAGCGGCAAAACAGTCGCCCTTAACCAGCTCATGCTCCACCTAGTTCAGCAGGGCTGCAAAGTCATGGACGCATCCTTGGAGATTAAGCCAGGAATGACGCTCTACAACATGACTCGTTGCGCCCTAGCCAAGCGCGAAAGCTCCAAGCAGGAGATCGAATCCTGCATTGAGTGGCTTAACGACTCCGTGTTCTTCCTAGACTGCATTGGAACGGTATCGGTTGACCGTCTGATGCACTCCATGGAGTACGCCCGTAAACGCCACGGAATCGACATCTTTGTCATCGACTCCCTATTCAAGTGTGGCCTAGACCCCACCGACTTTGGTGCCCAGCGAACCTTTGCCGATAAGCTCACCAGCTTCTGCAATAACACAGGCGCCCATGTCATCCTAGTAGCCCATTCCCGTAAAACCATGAACGGGAACGAGCACGCTATCCCCAGCAAGTCAGATGTAGCCGGATCTTCCGATCTAACCAACGCCGCCTTCAACGTGATCGTCTGGTGGCGTAACAAGATGAAGAAGCGTAAGTTAGATGAAGCCCGCCAATCCATTCCCCCCAATAATGAGCAAATAGCAGAATGGCTGGATGCCCCAGATGGTAAGGCTGTGCTTGATAAGCAGCGGTTTGGAGACGGGGATGAAGCCGAAGTTGCCGTATGGTTTAATGGCGATTCCTGCCAATTCCACACCACAAACAATAGGAAAACGCCCTATTTTGCGCTAAAATAAGCAATTTTCATATGATTTATGACGATTTAGCTTGATTTTGATCTAATTATGTGGGGATAGTCGGTCAGAAAATCCATGGCCGACTATACT